CTTGCTTTAGCTTGTCAAGAGTTTTTTGCACTACGTTAGTACGGGCAACGCAGAACCCAAAGTCTTTACCGGTTTCGGTTTCATAGATTCCATACGAAATCTTTCGAAATGCATTATGAGGCTTTTCTTTCAGCATCTTAACCATTCTCCTATGCAACCCTCCATCGGTTTCTAGTTTCTCTTTATTTATACATAAATAATAACACACCTCTCTATCAATGTCAAGGTCAAAGAACCATTTTTCTTCAAGTTTTTTCATGTCTAAAACTCCAAAGGTTTTAACTCGACAAATCTCAGAAGGCTTGGCAAGGACGCCAATTTCTGGCTCATTGTGTTCAAAATAATTTATATAATGAACAGTGGATTGAATCATGGTATTCAGTGTATCATAATATTCTTTGATTGGTACATTGTGTATAATTTCTTCCAGCTTTAAATTAGAAATTAAAGTAATCGAATTGAGGAGCCCTGACCTTGCATATTCTTGAAGTATTCCAAAGGCCGCATTTTCTATTAAACGCGGAACACCAGCCAACAATTCTGTATCCGGCTTGATATAAATTAAATCAATTTGTTTATGTTTAAGTTGTTCTAAAATTCCTAAGGCATAATTAGAACTTAAAGAGGCGCCAACTACAAAGAACTGTATTTGATCATCCACATCTTTGAAAAATTTGCTAACATCGGGAACGTTCTCGTCATATTCCTCCGGTGTCTCATAGCTTTTCAGTTTAAATTTATACTTAGACGTTCGCTTCACGCTATTATTCAAACAATAAACATTATATTGAGACATTGTGGAGAACTTTTGTGCAATCTGAGAACCTCCACTCCCCAAACCGATCATGGAAATCATATCTTCAACTCTTCAAAATCAAAATAATTCTTTGCTGCTTTTAAGTTAGCTTTGAAATTGTCTTTTTCAAAGATAGCTTTAAGGGGTGGAAGCTTTTCGCGATCTTCATCATCCAAATCAATCACGATCTCATCATGAACAATGTGAGAGATAAACGACTTAGAACCCTCTAAGAACTTATCAATCTCAATGGCCCTGCTTAAAACACGGTCAGAAGTCGTGCTTTGAATAAGGTAATTCAACGCTCTCCTCTCGTCCACCATTATCTTGCGACCATATTGAGTATTAATGTGTCCATCATGATACCACTCATCAAGTAGCTTTTTCTTGTCATAGTGATCGGTATGGATAGCGTCTGATTCAGGATTATATAACCACGCAAAGAAGAGAGTCTTTGCTGTCTCTCTGTCGTGCTCTCCATTAAAAATGTGCTTAACGTTCCACGCGTGAACGTCTTCGTCCGGTTGTTCGGCGCCCAATAAATCTATTAGCGTTCTGATCTCGGCGGCATTATAGTCCAACGAAATAAACCAATCATTATGAGGCTTTATAAGCTTTCGAAATTCCTTCTTAAGCGTAAGCATGGGAAAAGAAACTGGAGACGTTGTGAGCCTCCCTGTGACTGTTCCAAAGAGCTTGTAGTCTACGTAGTAATAGTTCTTCATCAGTTCGTTAGCTTTTCTGCGGCCGGTAGATGCATAGTATAATTCTCGGCATCCTTCTTTATTCAGATTAAGATCTTGGTATTTTATCTTATGCAATAAGCGATCAGTGTCTTCAAGAAGATTATAATTCAAAGGCTTCTCATAAGTTTCAAATACATGCTGCGTAATTTTGTTCTTAATCTCACAAAATTCCATTAAAAAATTTTCTGGCACTAGGTCAAAAAAGCAATGTTCTCGCATGTCAATTTTCCCGATTTTAAATGCTTTCATGTAGGCTCTAAATCTCTTCTGCGCAGCTTGAAGATCTTCTTGAATTTCTTCAGGGCATACCTCTTCCAAGTTTTTGCCTTGCGCATATAGCCATGCATATTCGATGTTAGAATCCACAATCGACCCTGTATAACGCCAGGTACGAGTGAGCCCCTTAGGGATCTCCTCAAAATGTAGCTTGCCATTGGCATATACGCCAACACATTCGCTCTTATCATCCAGTGTTTGAAAGTACACTCTTACTCCGTCGCTAATAAAATTTTTCTTCTCTTATTAATATAACTCAAAGAGCCGAGATAGTCAAATGGTTTATTAAGAATTTTTTCAAATTGTCCCACTGCTATCATAGAAGTCTGCGTAGCCTTAATCTCTAACAAGTCGTCAATCAAGAGACTCTTTTCTTCTTCTGAAAATTTTGATTCTTCTTCTAAGAATCTTATTCTAAAATACGTCTCCAAAAAAAACTCTTCAGAAAATTTCAACTTTAAAGATGAAAGCGTATAATTGGCCGACTCAGTGGTGGTACTAATAGTTGTACCTTGACACTCTTCAGTTGTGGTTATATAAGTTGGCTTAATGCGGTTATAAATGGTGAGCAATTGCCGTTTAAAGGTATTGTAATAAAACTGATGTGCTGGTGTATAGTATTTTACAAATACCTCGGGTGTAGAATTCGTCCCGTATTTACTAGCATACTCTATCATAGGAGAAGAAGCTATATCCGCAACTAGGCGCCATGGAATGTGTCTGTCTACCATGAACCCATAAGAACGACATGCATTTAAATAAAATTCCCAATTGTTGCTATTAATAAAGTTGTCAATTTTTTCTTGATCATTGTTGGGATCTAAATCTGCTATATCTAAGGCTAACCCTGAAACAAGTATAGAACATCTTCGACTTTTAATATATCCAGGGTAAGTGAAAGGAAAAGTGTGGGCCGTTTTTTTTAAGGAACGCATCAACTCCTTTATAAACTGATCGAAGGTGGCCAGTTGAACATCTGCCTGCTTAAGAGACTGTTTTAAAGCGGCAGTGTAATTTTTCTGGTTGCCTTGGTAAAGAATTCGAGGTTTAGTATAGGATTTATAAATCTTAAGGCTGCTTAAAAAAGGATCACGAGTATCGATTTTATTAGTGAGAGCGCACCTATCAAATTCTTGAGATAAAGCTGCAAAAGCATCCGCTACAAAATTTATAGCAGTTGCATTTTTTTCTTGAGTTTGTTTACGCGGAAGACCCTTGGCGCCGTATCTACCAAAAGTAGATTCCATTGGAACAAATCGTGGAGTTACGCGTCCATACAAGCATTTCTCTGCGAAGTTAAAATCCACTAAATTATCATACCCCAGTGTTTTGGAGTCGTTATCATAAATAATTTTTTTATAAAACAATTCACTGGTTGATTCTTTGTTGGGGTCTTCACTATAAAGAGTCATTTGGCCGCTTCCTCTTTTGCCGTTGCGCGAACGGGTAGGCTACATTTACTATAGTCTGTTTTTTCCTCATCACTTTCGGCATCTATCTCCTTGGGAATCGTACACCCTTCCTTGTGGATTTCAGCCACCCATTTAGCTGTAATTTCGGTGTCAGCCACACCAGGACCAAAGGAATGTTCAGAGCGAATAATCATATGATAGCCCCCTATTCCCAACTGTGTCAAATCATACGCGTCAGGTGAGTGCATGCTTGGAGAAAACCCTGTGGGATCAATATATATGTAATTCCCCGGGAACGCGCTTACATCTGCATAAGTGCTTATCTTCGCATCATATACTTCTCTCAACTGTTGGAGCCCATCGTATCCCTGTTGCTCAAAACGAACCTCTTTGAGTCCAGGAGAGTCAGTCTTTGTTAAATTAATGTTTTTCACGATACCCCTGGGTTTTCCAATTTGATAATGCCATATGCCTCGGGAGTGATCTTCGCTTTTTGCACCATTCATCTTTTCAACAGGATAAGTGCGAGACGCAAAATATACTAAATAATTTATTTCTTTTGCAAAACCAGGATTAGCTATAGCGTTGGTGCGCTGTCCTGAAATGCTGAGAATTGGATAAGCATTTTCTGGATCGTCAATACGAAGACGGCGCGCTTGTACTATCTGCCATGGTTGAGCAGATGTTGGATAGTCTTCATCTTCCCAATCTAGAGGGTCTGTTGAAGAGGTTTGGTCGATGTCATCATAGAACTCATCCATGGTGCTGCGCTGTTGTGGTTCTGCTGCAGCCGGATCGGGATCTACGTCTATCCAAACACTTTGGCGTTTCATTGCTGTTGTAATTTCATCGGGGCCGTCAACTGTTTCTTTATAAGCAGTTAATGAACTTTGTGCTAACCTTGTAGACTGCTTGGCTGCGTTGCTAAAACATGTATCATTGTTTAAAAAGTTTCTAAGAAATTCATTAATGAGTTCGTTTAAAAATTTAGGAAGAGCATATATGGCTTCTTCTTTCTTAAGAAGTTTCTTTGTTAACCATTCTATAAAATATTTGACCGAAATAGGAGTGTCTCCCATGCACACAAATTGGGTTGATATTGAACCGCTACCGGTTCCGCCGGGCGAACTCACTTGTACCACTTCCATTGGCCCGAGCACCACTCTAAATTTTTTAAAGTTTGCAAGATATTTCACATAATTTAATCTTTCATTTTCTGCTTGTTGGGTAGTAATCTCTGCGCCTTCGACTTCGGCTGCCTCTTCTAGGGCAGAAGGGAGAGACTCGATGGCGTCGGGGTTGGCGGACTGGTCGCCACTAATTGCTATTAAAGTTGCTTCAATTCCTTCTAAAATAACATCTATTAAATCGCTAAGATAAAAAAAGCTTAGCGCCTGGGTAGGTTTAACTCCTCTACGTGCGGCACTGGCCGTTTCTGAATCTGCGCTCATCATATTTGTTAGCTCTGTGTCATCCCCCTCAGACCAACCGATGCCTCCTGCTGCATGGCCTCCATATGGATTTAAATATTTATTTAAATCGATTCGCGAACTTAACGGACCAGTTGCTTGAAAACCTACTAACTCAGGCAGCGGGATATCTAAAAATTTTATTTTATCTTTGGCCATCAAGCTCCTAACCAAGGACTGCATGCTTTTATTTGTTTCTTCCTTCATTAAATCCTTCTCGGATTCGCGCAAGTCGGCTACCTTCTCAGGCTCACACTCTTTATTGTACTTTTGATATTTTAATTTACGCTCTATTTGGGCTACTGTGGTGTCGGGATCACTAAAAATATTAAACATTGGCTGATCAAAGAAGTCTTCTACATATGCTAAATAATTTAATGTGAACACCACTCGACCTTGTTCGTCAATATTAAACTCATGAATAGTGGGGGTCAAATTTAAACTAACACACGCATCGTCTATGGCTTTTTTAAGAGAAGAGCCGGCACTAATTAAAACATCTGTGCTGGGGCGAGCCCATCCTACAATCGCCTTAAGTCGAAAGTTTAATTTAGTATCATTTTCTATACTAACTTCCTCGCTCTTAGGTGTCTGATCACGGCTGACCGCTACACACCCCTTTAGTCCATAACTTCGAGTACCTGGCGTGCCGGCATCTATCGGATCCGGAATGGCAGTCCCTGTTTTAAGAGCCAAGTCTGCATAAGTATAGCCGCCGCGATCTCTTAAAAGCTCATCAAACGTATTGGCATGCAACACTAGCTTAGCTTTGATGCTCTTTTTAATTGCAAACGGATTGTCAGCTTCATATGAAAATTTAAATTCTTTAATCCCCACGCCATGTCCACGTCTTTTTTTTGTGTTAAAAAAATCTTCTAAATCATAAGTGCCCGTGGCGCCTGGGTGTGCTTCGCTTGTATAAAAGGAATCAAACTTCATTTCGACCTGGCTTTCCTTGCCGTCCTTATCAGAAATAACCTTAAACAAACGAATCATTGGTTGCAAACTTGAGAGTTGATATGTTTCCATGTCAAAAAATGCTTCTTTAGTGGGTCCGTCATCCTGTCCTACATGTTGAGTAAGCTTGTTGATAAACGCAAACGGATCTCCTTGAACCAACAAACTAGAGTTTCCTCCTCCCTCCTCATAAGGAAGTTTCTTCATTTGCGAAGACTCCACTTCATCCCAAATTTGTTTAAATTTAGAAAGTTGAGTAATGTGCGCTAACAAAAAACATTGTTCTTTGAATTGAATGCCTGCTTTTCCCCCCGATGTGGCCGCAGATATAATGTCTTCTTCTAAATCAGTAAGGCTATTGCGAGCTTCATGGGCGGCGGCGAGTTGTTGGCACAATATGTCCGACAGTGCGATCTGTGTTCCGGGTTTGACGTCGTCAATGTCGACAGCGTCGGATTCGGACGGGGCAGTCACTACGGTGCCCGCTGTCAAGGCTGCTGTGCACTTCGCATCTGCTTCAGCTACAGCCGCATCTAAAGCTGCTTTATCTTTGCCATCTATTTCGACCCCTTTAATAGCATCCCCGTCATTCTCGCGCGCTACTTCCGTCTTAAACTTATTATAATCTTCTTCAGCTAGTTTTGCTATATCATTAGGGCACTTAATAGATGCAGCCACACCAGATTGATCAGCTCTTCCGGTGGCGTCGACGTTATTTCCCATCAATATTTCTAATTTTACTTTGTTCTCTTCGAGGGACTCCTTCTGAGACGAAGAGACAATCCTATTAGCTTCGGCGGCGGCGGCCATGGCAGCCTCTGTGTTCTCGATGTCTTCTTGAAGTTCGAGTATCTCTTCAAGCGACTCCACTGTGGATTGAATATTTGATTCAGCTTCGTCCATCCCCCAGATATCACCAGTATCTGGATATTCTATCCCCAACTCTTTTTCGCCCCAGTGATAATCACTGATGGATGATTCGTCCTCTTCAGGAGGTTTGTGCGAATCATGAAGGGACGTTACCGACGTCTTATAAGCTTCAAGAGCCTCGGCGAGATTTTCAATAGTTCCATTCCAGCAAGACATACGTTAAATTCCCAAAGCCTTCAATGCTTTTTCTATATTAACAGGAATGGTCAAAGGAGAGCCAGTAGAAATGTTAGCTTCGGTAGGATAACCATTCCACCACGCGATAACCCACCAATAACGAGCGTCTCCATAATATGTATGAGACAATTTGTATAGCCTATCGCCATAAGACCACAAATGAACTACAGTTTTAAGTTGGGAGCGCTCACTAATACTAGGATTCTTTAGTTTTATTGTGCCATATTGGCGTACCGATCTTAGCCCCCTTTCTCTTCTTAAGGGCGCATAGTATTGACTGCTGTTAATTATGATGTCTTTGTTTTTATAGCGTGTTGGCATTTATTAGTTTCTCCTTACTTGTCGTTCCAAGGTGTCCAGTCCCACTCTTCAGCCTCTTTTCCAGCCATGGCAGACTTCACATAATCACTTTGGTCTTTTCCCTTCTCCTTCCTTGTATCATCTCGCCTTCGTCTGATATCTCCAAATGCTCCTGCATATCTTGCTTCGGCATTGGCCAAATCTTGGTCTGAAATTTCGCCTTGTTCTTCTTCTTGTTCGTCGCCACCTAAGCGTGAGTCTTGTGCTTTCGAGTCTGTAGACCCAAAGCCGTCTTCTGCGGCGGTGGGGCTCTTTGTATAGATGCCTGGACTAGGCTTGGGCGGGGCGAATTCTGTTTGATCGAGGAGTGCTTGACGCTCTGCAGCTTTGCTAACATCTGCGTTAGGAGCACCATATGGAAAGTTGGTGTTGCTGAAAGTCTTGCTGTTTGCCCAGCCCAAAGGTGATTCATGAATCGGTGAGAAGTCAAGGTTTACTTCAATCAATTTTGGAAGGATTGCTCCTACCGTGACACCGGCATTTGCTTCCGTCTGTGTGTCTTTTTTCTCCAAAACGCCTATATCTGGATTTTCGAGATTGTGGTTAACTGTCAAGTTATTGATAGCTCCCAACAATCCTTGTTCAGCATCCGTACTGGATCTATAGCTTTGATAGTATTCTTTAGCATTCTGTCCGCTAGCTCCGTTAGCAGCGTTTGTCAAAAGGTTCATCACTTTCAATCGGATAAGAGGTGACTGCGTAATGGTAGTAGCACTCGCAGGATCTTCATAAGACGGATAGAGAAACTGGATGAGCTTTTGAACTTTCGACAAGTTTTCGTATGCTTCTCCTTCGGTTGAGCAGGGAATTTTAAAAGCTAGCGTTATTTTTCTCTGTGTCTGTTTGAAAAGATAGATGGGATCTGCGCGACCATAGACCGACTCACCTCCCCATTCCGAACTATAAGTTTCATTAAATGTAGTAATGAAGGCTTTAAAATAAACGTTTTCTCCAGAAGGGACATGCCAAAATGACAAAACTAAACCCTTGTTTGCAAGAGCATCTGTCCCTCCTATGCTATAGTTAGAGTCAGGTACTTCTTGATATTCGAATTCATTAAAATATTTTGGATCACTTCCCATAATGTATTGTTTCCTTGATTAAATTTTTAGAACAATTATCCACCAAATATCCCCTTGCCCGCTCCACCGTTGTTGACGGCCATGACCTTGTCTCCTACAATCTCGAGTACAACCTTTCCAAACCTGTCTCGGTCCACGACTAGTTCAATAGGTTGGCGCGTTCGAACTCCCCCTCCTCTACCTCCTGCAGCAGCAGCGGGGGCGGGCGCTTGAGTGCCATCGATGATAGTTCGTATATTTTCAATAGTGGAAACAGTGCCCGCTGTCGCTCTTCCGCTCATGGCTGCATTAACGCGATTTAAATCTGCTACAGTTCCCATACTTACTGCAAAGCTAAGCGTTTTCTCGGGATCCACCGCGTCAAGTTCTTTCACAATTCCCCGTATCTCTTCTCTTAAAGCTTTTAAGTGTGTTAGTTCGCCTAGTCCAGTTATTGACGTCAAAAATCCAGTAAAGGCTTTCATTTTTTCAACATCCATAAATGCCACCGCAAGCGCCATTAAGCCTATAGCCGCCGCTAACACTATTAATCCTTTAGAAGCAAGCATTAACGCTACTGACATGAATCCGAGCGTAACAAATAACCCTATGAAGTATGCGGCCTTGTCCGTCTCTAATAAATTAATAGCCGTCACCATAAGACTAAATCCTTTCCCAACCAGCGAAACGCCGGCTCCTGCTAGCATGGCGCCAAGTCCTACCAACGCTAAAGCTCCTCCAAAATATAACAATCCAACGCCTGCGGCGCCAATAATAGGCGCAGCGTTGGCCAACACCACTACCATTAGCAAGAACCCCGCCGTAAATCCAATCACTGCAGCGGCCGCTGGCCATGCAGCATCACCTAATCCTTGGAAGGACAACACTAATTGTGCCACTCCCCATGCAGCAATTGCGATCCCCGCTCCAATCATCAACACTGCTCCTCCTACTGCCAATAACCCTTTAGCGTTTCTTGTAGCTGATGCGCCTAGGTCGTCTAAAGTTTGTTTAAATCCGCCGCCCTTAGTATTAATATCGTCCAACGCATCACCTTCATCTTCCATCACTTCTACAAGTGTCTTGCGGACAGCAGTCTCTGTAATAAGCTTGGTCACCATCGCCGCCGATTTGACGGCCATAAACTTATATCTAAGATTTATAGCTGCCATGGCTACTCCTAGTAGTCCCATCCCATAAATGATTAGCTTCGTCTTACCCTCGTTTTCCGCCATCCAATCAGTTAATGTTATTATTTTGTCTATCAAATCCTCCGCGATGGGAGCAGCATTAGCCATAGCGGCTGTCCATTTTTCTTGAACCTTCTGAACAGATGCCGCATTTTCTTTAAGTTCTATTAAATCTTTAGCGCTCTTTTGGGTGACGCCGGCCAAGTTGTCCATGTTTCCTGAAAGCATCATAGCTAAGTCGCCAACGTCTGAAAGCCCCAGAGCATCTTTGTAAAAGTTCTTCTGGTAATAGCTCATGTCGTCAAAGGTTAAACCAGCATCTAAAATTGAATCGCGAATCATTCCAAAGCGCTCAGCGGGATCTGTAGTCAGCATAAGATCCATCGCATTTACAAAGTTGCCTCCTATGGCTGCATTTAATTTGCCAGCTTGTTCTGCGGCTCCTTCGAAAGTGTCAAACTTGTCCGTAATGTTGAGCAATTTTTGAACTTCCATACCAGTAATCTTAGAAACGTGAGCCAAATCCTTGAAAGCTTTAACTCCGTCGCTTCCCATTTTTGCCATGGCATTGCCGGCGCCCGCAAAATCCTTTGCCATTTGTGCCGGCGAAACGCCCAAGTCTTGACCAAATGTTGCCAGTTCGCGCTGAGTTCTTTCGGCCATGGCTGCATTCATTCCCAACGCCTTCGTTGAAAGCTGGACACCTTTAGCAAAATCAGCATTAGCTACGCCTAAATCGCCTAAAATAGCTGCAGTTCCAGCCAACATGTCGCGGGTTGCTTCGCCTTGCATGGTAAAGTCTGTAAAATCGGTAAAGAGAGCTTGGGTAGCTGCTGAAGCTTCTTCTGCTGTCACACCGTAAGCGCGGTTGGCTTTGTAAACTCGTGTTACGCCGGTTGCAAATTCTCGGGAGGCGCCAGTAGCCTTTCGAAAGCCGGCTTCAGTATCAACAAGTTGAATGGCTAATCCTACAAAATTGTTAAGCAAGGAAACAGTTACAGCTTGGTTTATTTGCATGAACGCTTCGTACATGCTGGCAGTTCCCCCCAGCATTGCCTTGCGAAACATATCAACTTTGGCTACAGCATTAGATCCAAATACGTTAACAGCGCTTCCCATCGCAGTGCCCAAACCTTTAGCTGCGGTCACCGAGTCTTCAAGTGATACTGTAAGTTGGGCTGCGTGTTCAACCGCTAATCTTGCCTGCATCTCCCTCTTTTTATAATTCTCTAGCTCCTTAGTGGCCTGGGCGGCGCCGAGTTTTCCCTCTTTAATTTTTTGCTTGAGTTGTTGAAGCTCGAGTTGGCGCAAATGATGAGTTTGTTCTAAAACTAAAAGTCCTGAATCTCCCATTTTTGCAGTAGCTTGATATTTCTTTAAGAGATCATCCGCTGCGCTGACCTGCTGCCGTAAATAATCAACGGACTTCTCTTGGTCCGCGAGACGAGTATGGACGGCGAGTTGGATGTCACTTTCGAGAGTAAGGATAGCCTTTAGAGCTTCTAACTGCTCACGGTCGAGTTTGTTTATCGCTTCCGTCTTCTCTTCAATAGTCGCTAGCGCCTGCAGACGCGCTTGTAGTTCTGCTACGGTTTCTTTTGGCACGGAGAGTTCCTCACAATTGTTTGTCTACATTTAATTAGTTTTGGCACAAAAAAGACAGGGCTTTTGCCCTGCCTAATTAATGGTCCCTATTTTTTTCTCATGCGCGGTGGCATTGTAGGTTGATTATGCGCCGATAACGTCTGAGTGTTGCCGCCTTTTGAGGCGTTCTTGATGGCTGCGTTTTCGTCTTCAATCTGTTTAACTAATCTTTCAACAAACCACTGACGCAAACCAATTGGTAAGTTGTATGCCTCCGAGAATGACCAGCCTCCTGAATATTTTAGGAAGAAGAACTGCTCATACACATTCTCCATGTATTCATCGGTCAGGCCAAAAAAAGTCCGCAGTAAGCGGCACCTCCATGGGCCGCTCGTGGTCACATTCCTTGCACTCAAAACTTTGAGTAAGATCGATATTGGGAGCAGTCAGGCGATAAGCCAAACGTAAATGCCTCGCGTCTATAGAAGGCGCATTATTAATAAAATAGTCCAGTGCCTGGTGAGAAGTATCTCCGTTAACAGCAACAATCATATTAGCCATTTGATTCGTAACGACGTGCTCCGGAGACTTTTTCTTTCGAGAAACTTCCATAGCTTTTACTAAAGCTTTTTCGTCGGTACCGGTCAACAGTTTAAACCTAACACTAACCTTAGTGCGAGGCAAAGTCACTTCAAATGTGCCATCGTTGTTGTTTGTAACGTCCAAAGTTTTTGAATCTGCCCCGTCATATACCACTCCTTCATTTAGGTTGAAAGAATATTGCTGAGTCTCGCCACATGCGGGACAACTAACTGATGTCTCATAGGCGCTTCCATAACCTGAGACACGCATAGCCACAATAATGGCATTCCGATCTCCAATTAAAAGTGCGTCAGCATCAACCCGATTGTCTACAATAAGACTTTGAATCACTCTATCCAGAGCAATTCCTTTCTTAAGAAGAGTTCGCGACGTAAGCATATCCTCTTCCCTTGCTGTCATTTGCCGTATTTCAATACTTTCTTCCCCACATAAGGGGTGCCCTTCGGGATAGTATTTTCCCTGTGAAGGAAGCTCCACAAATTCAGTAGGTACCACAAAGGAAAACCCTCCTGAATCATTATTTTGTACTACGGGTGGAGGGGGAGCGTCGGTATTAATATTTTGAGCGCCCGTCCGATCTGTGTTTCTAGCCAATATACACCTCGTTTTGTTGTTTTAGCTTGATTTAATTAACCTGCGAAGAATTCAGTCTTCGAGGTAGTCTCTACTGACGCAACAGAACCATCAGTCTCCGTGACCTTAAGGCGAGCCCAGTCATACTTAAGAGTGACCGAGATTTCGGTCAAGTCGTCGCCGCCGTACTCTAAATCTCCAAACTTAAGCTCAGTGATAAAAGAGTTCCAGAGTGTCCACTGTTCGAGATCCTTACCTTCGGCATCAATTTGAGTAATAATAACAGTTCCCAAAGCGTTCGCTGCGCGAGCCTTTGACATCGAATTCAAATCTGTAGAATCAGTAGGAGGAGAGTAGCCCGATCCTTCAACCATAGCTGAAAGGGTCGCAACCATATCTGGGTCAGTGGGATCAACCAAAGTGACCGTGATATCCTGCCATGTGACTGAACCAGGGTAAAAGAACGTATGATTCAAATACTTATGTTCGGTTGTGCTAATCTGAAATCCTGGCTTTGTACATGTTTTTGCATACCACAACATGGCACCGCCGGTGGCCGATGTTCCAATCCCTTGAAACTCCACTTTAAATCTAAACTTTCTTTTCGGATCCTTCATCGTTAATGATTCACCGAAATTTTCTGACCAGAATGCCATAATTTGGATACTCCTCTGTGTGTTCTAGTTTTAATTAGTGCGTGGGAGAAAAATCCCCCTCACATCTTTTAGTCATCGAAAGAAGCGCCGGTTGACATGATTACAAAGTCGATGGCAATGTATTCAATAGCGCGAGCAGGCTTAATCATAATCTTCGCATACAAGACGTTCTGATCGATTAAGTCAGGGGTTGTGGTAGTTTCATCTAGTATTAACCTATAGTCGGTAATACCAAACTGGCTTTTCACATTGGACAAAAGAGGTTCAACAAGACTTGTAAATCTATTCCAAGTGTCCTGAACGTTCTGTTCAAATAATATCTTTGTAGAAAGAATGGAAATCTGCTTCTTCAAGTAAATAACAAGCCTTCTTACATTAATTCTATCAAGAGCTGATTGTCCCTCTTGAAGTGTCTTCTGTCCGAAGACAACGATACCGCTGGAGGGGAACGAGGCGATTGGGTTAATATTTGACTCATAGAGGGTGTCACGATTCTTCGAAGTTAACCTCTCGGAAACATGAGTGACTGGAATTCCAGCCGCACCATCTGTCAGCCCACCTCGGTTGAACCCTGCGGGAGCAAACCACACTGCAGTCTTACGCTGCGAACTGGCTAGCACTCCCATCATCGCAACACTAGGTGGAATCCAAAGGAGGCGGCCGCTATTTTCATCCCGAGTCTGTACCCATGGATAGAAAGTTGCACCATAACTGGAATCAATTCTTCTATCGCGAAGAGTTGTTGCAGCTGCTGCGGGCGTAGTTCCAATTCGGTTTGAAGTTGGGCTCTTGTATGCCTCGTGAGGAGGAATATAAACATCCGACAAATCAATAATTGTCATGGAATCAGCGCGGTCTTCACAAATATTAACTGCATGTTGTGTTAAGTTATCATGCGTTAATCCAGGAGCAACTAACATGTTCATATTAAGAGATTCTGGATCGGACACTACGTCCATCCCTTGCTTCCACGTCTTATAAGAGTAGCTATTCAATTCAGTGGCTGTCCCCGTACCAGAGCCGCCGGCGCCGGGAATTCCCTTGTTATAAAGAGGATCGGGCACCTTTTCATCAAAGCCATCAAACCCTCCAAAAATAGGCATCGTAAAGCTATCATAGCCAGCCGTTAAGAGCGTGCCATATGCCACACTATTACCAGCCAGTCGGGAGCCGGAAAGCCAGAAGTAACTTGTACCATCAGCAGCCAAGCAAACATCATCGAGAGAGAAAACATAGGCAGAATCTTCAATTCCGGCGGCGCCGCCATCGCCGCCACCTGCAGTAAAGCCTGCTTTGAGAGAGTTATGCATATCTCCCACACTTGGGTCAAAAATAGTACTATCGGCTGTGCGGGTTGTTTGGAAACCAAAGCATGCCCTAGTGGGATCCGATAGTCCTCCATCAGATGCAGATAGTCTTAGCCTTGCATAAGGAAAAACCAAAGATCCAGTTAAATCTTCTCCCCAATCCCGAACCGGGGTATTGCTACCAGAGATAAATCCACCATTCCCGACTGCTCCCGTGAGCATCATCCAGCCGGCGTTTGTCGTCGGATCTGGCCTTCCTCCCCAGGTCGAACCTGAATAAAAGTAAGTGGAGGAACCGGCTGAAGCGCGCGCATCGAGATCAAAGGAAGATGTAGTTAAACTAGTGGCACCCTTAAAGCGGGGAGGACCAAAATAGCCAAATGGGAGCAACAGAGGATCTGCCGCGCCGGCTTCTACGTCCGCATTCATGATTACATAGATAAATTTAGATTGGTTAGGGTAGTCGCCATATTCTTTTAGGCGGCGAGCAGTTGTATCCCACACGGCATAACGGTCACCAATTTTGCGCGCGACAAAGTTAACAGAAGTGGGGTCAAGGTTACAGTAATCGAATCTTTCCATGACCTCTTGGGCGTTATCGCTATCGGAAAGTCTACGAACTATAACCGAAAACGTGCCATAATCACTAGTGGAGAGATTAGATTGCTGAACATCTTGAATTGTAATTTTACAATTCTTATGTAACCAACCACCGTGTCCCCGGCCTTTCAATTGGAAAAGTTTTGGCATCGCTTCAATAGAGAAGCCGCCAGAATTGCCTAAATCTTGGCCAATTATCCAACCAGTTTTTCCTTCAACAGATGCTTGACGTTTGTCCTGAGGGCCTGTGCCTGGTGTGGCTATGAGCGCTATAGGTAGTATAACGCCGGCTAGTTGCGAGCCCACCATGCTGCTATCTCGTAATGTTTGTTCATATGACTCTCCGAGCCAATAGCTCTTATATGCGCTGGCAGCATAAAACGCGCCGGCGGTGCTAACCAACTGTGGGTTAGTGTTAAAGCGCTTACGCAGGAAAGTATCTTGAGAATCATCAAATCCAAAGTTAAGTTTGGTGCTTCCACCATCCGAAGATGTAATGTTTGCAGTAAAGATACCAGTTGAATCTGACAACACAACGACACCTACGCCTTCTTGGACGGGGCTTAGGGCGCAACCAGCATGAGTGTTCGATCCCGATGGGGCGCTTCCACTTCCATACATCGTACCACTAAGAAAAATAGCCGATCCTGAGTTAATATAGAAAACTGATGCTAACGAACCAGTACCTAGCACTTGGCCCATTGATCCGCCGCCGGAGTCAACAGGCCCAATGGTTCCGGAAGTAGTCCAACACCACAAGCCATAGGCCCCACCGTTATTTTGGTGTTGTGTTCCATCAGAATCCTTCAGAGTTTCCCAGCCGGCTTGACCGTCGCCAGTGGCCGCCGAGTCCTCTTGCCCTAATAGGCGCACATAAGTGAGAGGGGCTACATGTGCATTCAAAAATGCTTTCGCAGCATACGTGCCATACATGGGAGATTGAAAGTTGCCATAACGCGAAATATCGCCGCCGGCACCACCAGGAACCGTGTCTCCATACATTTCAACAAACTCCGAATACGATTCTACCTTTACCGGGACCATTCCGAGTCCGCGTGTGGCGCGCCCGACGACAACGGGACCAATGGTCTCGGCTGATCTCGGGATGAATGAATTGTCTATTTCATTAATAAACACTCCAGGAGATACAAATTTAAAATTCTTAACTGACATTAGTGGTTCCTCTCTTTAAAAAATAGATTTAATTGGTATCACAATTAT